GATTGAGTTCACCATTCCTTTTGTATCTAATACTTTGTGGAAGAGCTGTTCCTTAGAGAGATTCGATAATCCTTCTAGTTATGTTAGTACAACTGGCATTCTAGTTGTAGAGGTGATCAATGGTTTGCGTTATCCAGATACAGTGACTGATTCGTTAGATTGTAACGTTTGGGTCTCCGGAGCAGATGATATCCAATTTTCAATACCTGATTTTGGTAGGAATGCTCCAGTGCGAGATATGCCCACAGCACAAGTGCTCGGGCAATTTCAAGACACTGGATTCAATCAAGCCATGTCTAATGAAAATTGTATGTTCGAGGCTCCCAAGACTTCTCCAGTTGATGCTTCAGCTACATCTATTGGTGAACACGTTCAAAACTTGCGACAGGTTATTAAGAGATTTGGTGTGGATGCACTAAAACAAAGTGTGACGGACACGGTGGCTTTGCGTGCTGTTGCTTCTTGGTTTGGTGAACCACGTGATTCCAATTCTCCTGCGACTAACGTGAATCTTTGTCCTCTTGATTATGTTTCTTGGTTGTTCAGGTTTTATCGAGGAGGGATAAGATATAAAGGTTTCGTCACTCCCACAGCGATAGGTTCGCGTTTTGGTGCTATATCAGACCCAGGTGTCGATGTTGCTCCGGAACCACCTAGTGTCGGTTTCACTGGATTATTGACGTATTTGAATAATAATGCTGGGAATTATCGTCATTACATTGATACTATTTATAATCGTATCATTGAAGTGTCGACTCCTTTTTATTCTAATACTCATATTAATCTTTTGAGGGGGAGAGGCGCCTTGCCTGAAGTATATGGGGATAGAACTACTCGTGTATTGTTCACTGGAACTGGTGATATTGATCTTTATCGTGCAGCCGCCGATGATTTTTCTTTCGGCTGGTTAGTTGGACCTCCTAAGCTTATCAAGGTCCCAATTGCAGAAGTTGCTACATTAGAGTTTGGAACAGCTTCTCAAGTTGGCCTTGTAACAGATCCAGGTGTTAATACCACATTTAATGTGTATAACATCAACTATACTGCCCCAGCTGGGTTTGGTAGCATTGCTGTCAACGCTTTTGCTCCCACGCCCATTGTTGGTACAACGGCCACAAGCTTTGATCTTGTGACTAGTGTCGGGACTATATCGATACCTTTCGATTCCTGTGGAGTATATGGTTATGGATCGAGCACTTGTGTTATGACTTTTACTGCTGATATTGACAAGAGTGCTACAATCAATTACGCAGCCACATTAGCGTCTATCCAGGCTCAAGGGACTAAAGCTGTTCAAATAGATCCCGCGGCGTACGGGACGCCTGTAGCATTGTCCGCAACTGTACTTGATTATACTACAGTGACCGGTGTGGAAGCAGATGTTGATATAATCAAAATTTTTGGTGTTACCACCACCCCTAATGTTTCAGGATATATTTATTTGGCGACAGGTAATATACCCTTGATATACAATGCCCCTACTGCAGCAACTCAAGGTGCTTTGGTTTCTGGTTTTATAACCGAATCCGGCAATGAGTTGCAGCTGAGACCATCAGGGGCTGGTCTTGACGCTACTGCGACTTTGGCAGCCATAAACGCCTTGGCTACATCGTCTGTCAGTGTTGACACGTCATCACCCCCATAAACATAAGTTAATCCTGTTTTGCACAGAATTGGAGAAGCTAATTGGATTTATTAATTTGGCCCTAATA